TTTGCTGAGAAGGCCTGGGGCTTTGCCAAGGGTGCCGGTAAAGAGTTCATCAGGAGCTTCAATGTCTTTGAGGCGGAGATTTCTACCAGAGAAAGGATCTTCAGGACGGCCAACCTGGCATCTCTGGCCATACCCATTGGGGTAGCGGCTCAGAGCACCAGACTCTTGAGGGCGTTCCCGGCATTACGGGCTGCAGCGCAGACTACCAAGGGTGCCGTGGCAATTGGTGCAATTGAAACCTCCCTGATCTCCGGTGGACTGGAGTCCATTCGGGAAGAGGACGAGAGGGGGGAGCACGGGATCCTGACACAGATGGTTCTGGGTGGGGTACTGGGCGGGGTCCTGGGGCGCCTCACTATATCGGGTGCCAAGGCTGCCCGGATGTCCGCTACCCAGCCCATCAGGCGGAAGTTCACCAAGGCAGGGGCCATCGAGGATATTAAGAGCCCTCTGTATACTGAGGACTTTGCAATCATGTCTGCCCAGGACGTGAATGCGTTAACCCCCCGGCTAGAGGGGGGTGTGGAGCACCTGCCCAAGAACGTGGAAGTGCATCAGGAGCTGATGGCCCAGCTTAGGGGCAGAGGGTTCGACTTCCAGGATCTCAAGATGTCTGATGGCCGGGACGCTATCCTAATCGCCGGCATGACTGAAGACAGTGCAATCCAGTTGGCAGCCGACATGGGTCAGACCTCCTTGATCACTAAGAGTGGACTACTTGATTTAATTGAGGGCACGCAGGCTCCGTTCTTGCCCTCTCGCATGAGGGTTGGAAAGGCCGTGGACCTGGAGAAAGATCTGTGGATCACGATACCCACGGAAGCCGGGCCCGTGACCTTCTCTCCGGGCTTCGACATTGATGGCGCCTTTGAGCTAGGACACCCGGCCATCTACCTCCGGGACAAGGACACGGTGCTGGAGTCCCTGATTAAGCACAGGCCCACCACCAGGGCTGGTAAGGCGGTGAACTTCTGGGACCACTTGAAGGGCATGGACAGCCGTACAGTGCTCTCAGACTGGTACGATGGCACCATTAGGGGTGTCATGGGCGGAAGGGCCGTAGACGATGCCGTGAACGGTAAGCTGCCCCTCCTGTTCCGGGAGTCTGTAGCTGATCAGATGCACTTTGCCCGTGTAGGCTGGGCAGGACAGCTGCGGAATTCCCTTGAGGTTGGAGTTGTACGTGCAGGAGAGTTCATGGGCGTGGACGGCCTGCAGATTATTGGTCCTGGTTTTCGGGAGCTCCAGGCTAAGGTTGTTGGACGGGCTGTCGAGTTCCAGAAGTATGGGGTGGCCAAGCACTTCCTGGAGGTGGCTGAGGAAACCCTATTACGTGTGGTCCCTGAAGGGGCACAGGCAAACGTCAAGCTGAAAGATCTCTTGAGGGGTGCTGCCAAGGGTGAGCGTATGCCAGTGGCACCACTATCTGGGGCAGAGAGAAGTGCTGCCCGGATGCCTGACGACCTCTTTGAGAGTTTGCCTAACACTCCGGCTGGTGATGCCGTTAGGGAGGCCCGACGTGCAGGTGCCGCTCGGCCCACTGAAGGCCGGCTGATGTCCGATGTTATAGAGGAAATTGAGAAGAGTCTTCCGGGCAGTAGGGTGAGTAAGAAGCCTATGACGATACAGGACCTCCTGTACTGGGACGGCCTGGGAAGACAGGTCAAGGTAGGGAAGCCAGCACATGTTGGGCCTAAGGGCGTCCGGGTGGAGAGTACGGAGGAAACCTGGGAGCAGGTTCTGGAACAGCAGCTTACCTGGAGGCAGACTCAGGCGGAACAGTCCCTGGTAGAATCCGGTCTCCTGGCTCGTGCTGATTTCCTGGACCACTACCAGCCAGATGCCAAGGGTAAAAGGACCAGGAACAAGTGGGAAATTCCGATTCAGGAAACTGATGATGTGGTCCGGGCCTACGACATGAAGATCAATCCGCATCTCCAGATTGATGAAGCCGGGTCTGAGCCATTCTCTCTATTGCGTAGGAAGAAGGGACCCAAGCCTCAGAATAAGGAGCTACTGCTGGAGCCCTGGTGGGACCAGATGGTGAGGGAGCAGGCAGCGTACTTTAGGTTGTCTGGCCAACAGAAGGCTGCCAATCTGATGATCGAAAGGGGTGCAGCGAACCCGGAGTATCTGGCCCGGTTCTTTACCAGGATAGAGGGGACTCCTGCCGGCCTGGGCAGGGGTAATGAGGCCATTCCGTTCCAGAAGATCGGTGAGGGCAAGGGAGCCAGACGGATCATACGCCGGTTGGTTGATGAGACCCCGGACCTGACGGATGTGGGAGGTCAGAGGACAGTTCAGGAAAGTCTGGAGTTGACCGGGGTGGCAGATGAGGGGATTAGGGGGGCAGGGACAAAGAATCAGGTCAGTGAGTTCTGGCAGATCAACGATGATGTGCTGTGGCGTGATATTGAGCGCATGGGGCCCATGGGTCAGCATCAGGTAGCCAGCTTCCTGGGCCTGCCGGCCCAGATCCTACGGACTTCGGCCACCAGTAGTTTCGAGTTCCTGACCAAGAACCCCATTAGGGACCTGGCCTTTGCATTCGTCAATTCGGGTGTGAATCCCATGGCGTTCGTGAGTGGCATGGCAGAGATCCTGGGCCTGGGTGGTAGGGGTGGTAGGTACGAGATCTGGCTGCAGGCCGGTGGAGCTCGTGCAGCCCTGACCAGTCAGGCACGAAATGAAATTGCTCAGGCTGTCCGGTTGATAGACCAGGGCAAGATGAAGGCCATTGGGAATGTGGTGGCCCATCCCCTGGAGGCCATGTTTAAGGTCAGTGAGTTCCTGGAGAATAGTACCAGGGTGGGCAGCTTCAATCAGCGGTTCGGGCAGTTGGTCAAGGAAGGGAAGCTCTCGCATACGGATGCGGCACTGGAGGCAGCCAAGTTCAGTAGGGAGGCCAGTGTAGACTTTGGGATGGCCGGGTCCTATGCCTGGATGAACAACTTCAGGATCACCACGGCATTTTTCAATGCCAGCTTGCAGGGCACGGATCAGATGGTTCGATCGGCTATCAGGGATCCCCTGGGTGTCAGTACCAGGATGTTCGCGGCCATTACGGTGCCTTCGGTGGCCCTGTACATGATCAACAGGGGAGATCCAGACTTTGATAGGCTCCCGCCCTGGGAAAAGATGATCTTCTGGCACATCAAGAGGGGTACCGGTGAAGGATTCTTCGGTAAAGCAGGTGGATTAGTAGGAAAGCTCCTGGGCGACGATCCGGGGCCGGAAGATGACCTCTGGATTCGGATTCCCAAGCCCTTTGAGCCAGGTATGCTGGCCGGCACACTGGTGGAGAAGTTCCTGGAGTCCATTGATGAAGAGGACCCCCGGCTCCTGGATGAGCAGGCAGGCATTATTCAGAGACAGATCCTTAGTGGGTTCATACCCATGCCTACGTTCATGACTCCCCTGCTGGAGAACATGGCCAATGAAGATGCCGTAACCGGTAGGCCGATTGTGCCTAGGGGTCAGGAGGACGTCGATGAAGAGTTCCAGCGCAATAGGGGCACCAGTGCCGTAAGCATTGCCCTGGCCAATTTCATCAATGGCGATGAAGTAGTTGATGAGGGCAAGGTCAGTCCCCTGATGATCGACAATATGGTCAATGGATATGCTGGTGGCCTGGGCATGACAATCTGGCGGGATGCTGGAAACATAATTGCCAATTCCATGAGGCGTACCCGGCCCAGCTATTCAGCGCACGGTGCAGCTCCGGCCAAGGATTTCCTGCAGAAGATGCCGGGGCTCAGGGGCATGGTCAGCACCTTTCCTTATGGCAGTGGCCCAGTGGAACAGGCCTATGACGTTGGGGAACGGTCCAGAAAAGCCAGCAGAACTGCAGGTATGCTACGCTCCAGCCTACAGATTGATGACTACATTGACTGGGTAGAGACTCATGGCATATTGGCCGAGCTGGACGACATCAATAGGGACAATCTCGATGCCCTGACCAGGATGCGAGATCAGAGAAACCTGGTCTACGACGCTCCTGGGATGGACCCGAATGAGAAGAGGGCCATAATTTACCAGCTGGATCAGGCCATGATGCAGAGAGCCGAGATAGTGGTTCAGGCCATGATAGACATGGGTGTCAGGCCAAAGGGCCGTCCATCATTGTTGGGCCGGATAATAACGCCGATTATTAACCCTAACCCCTAACTCCTACCGTAGTTGATCCCCCAGACTCGGAAGGTGACCAAGGGATCCTCGGCACTGGCACTCTTGATCCTGAACCCATGAGTTGGCGGGGCGGGAATGACGATCAGCCTGTTGGACACGGGCACTACAGCCACGCCAGGGGTGATGGGATCGTAGGCAGTCCACTGAGCATCGTTGCCCTGGTCCGCGGAGGGGTCCTGATTGACCTCTAGGCTCATGGCTCCGTCGTAGGTACCGGTCACAGGATAGATGGCAAGGGCATCGTACCCACCGTACTCCTTCTCGTCCAGGAAGTTGGTGGCATCACCCGCTTGGGGGATCACGAGATCCGTCAGCCTGGTTCGTCTACCTGCTAGTGCATCAAAACTCATGGTCTACTCCCCGTAGGCGTGAACTCGCTTCATGATTTCGGACACACTATCTGCCCCGTCCAGGTTTAGCCCTTCATCACTTGATTCTACCGTGTTGGCACCCCCGTCACCAGGACCGCCAGACACGGATTCCAGGTCCTTTTCAGGATCCGGGGTCCCGCTGCCAGACTTGCCCTCGATCTTGGCTTCCAGTTCCTTGATCCTGTTCTCCAGCTTGGTCTCAACCTCGGTCTGGCCCCTGGGCGCACTGCCCTTCTTTCTGATGCCGTAGCCTGGATCAGCACCGTTGCCACCGAACCAATTTGCAGTGGTCCCAGCATCAGGCCGGGCCTTCCCCTCCAGCAACAGGAAGCCAGCATTTTCTAGGAGGGCCGGGATCTTGTTGTTCACAATATCGGCCATGGTCTCTTCGGTGAAGAACTCTCCGGGCATCTCACCGGCTAGGCCAATGATCTCCTGGGCGATCTCCTGGGGGTCAGCACCATAGGCCTCGGCCAGTTCATTGCTGAAGGGCAGGATAAATTCTTCTGTTATTGCTCTGCCGGCTGCCATGATTGGATCTGATCCCTCGGCATCTGGATCAGCTACAACCTCACTGGCCTTGGTATCCTCTGCCGCTGCCGCTGCCGGGTCCGTAATGGCTGCTACGGCTGCACTAGGAACTCCCCCGGCTGCCACATACTTGTCCTTCAGTTCCTGGTAGGCCTTGGGATCCTGCAGGATTTTGAGCAGGAGGTCGGCGTTCCCGGCCCCCTTCAGGGCTTCATCCTGGGCCTGGGTCAGCTTCTGATGCGTTTCATCACGCTGCCGGGTTGCGGTTCTTAGCTGGTTGCTCAGGCCTGCGGCTTTCTGAACCTCCCGAACCATTTCAGCAACCGAAAGATTCTGCTCTTCTTGGTTGGCCTTAAACTTGACACGGAGACCGTCAAGGGCCTTGTAGTCCTCGGATTCCTTATCACCAGTGAAGGCTGTGAAGGCTCGGGCTGGAGTACCTGCCTGTTCTTCTTTTGTCTCTCCTTCAGGGGCAGGAGTCTTGCCTTCTGCGCCTGCCTCTTTCCCTTCTTCTTTCGTCTCTTTGCCTTCATCTCCGGCCTCTTCTGCCTGTACGGCGTCACTGGTCTTCTCGATCTCTTGGGCGATCATGTCACCGGCGCTCATGAGACTCTCGTCTACAGTTGTCTCTTCGGTTTCCGTTGTCTCTGCCATGGGTTTTTCCTCTTGGGGTTACCTATTTATGGTCTGTTCTTCCCTGCCGAATGATCCAATTGGTTGGGCCGCATCTGTGTTGGCTGCCCCCGGCCCTTCAGGTGCTGTCTCTGGTGCTGCCAGGGCTGCGGGCTGGGCTCCTGTTCCAGGTGGCGTCTGTCCTGTTATCTGTTGTGTACTTGGTTCAGTCTGCTGTAGGACATCGTTGGGCACGCCCATTACTTCTAGTGGTGCAGGCGGTCTTGGCGCTCCCTGTTGCTCTAGCTCTGGGGGGAAGTCCTTGGACTTGCCCAGTTCACTGTAGATGCCCCAGCGATCGGCGGCAATCTTCCTGAGCTTCCAGGGCTTCCTCTCATCGAGAATGAGTTCCTCAAGGGCGCTCATGTGCGAGTTGGAGTCGTCCTGCCAGAAGACCAGGATACCGCTGTCGGGACCGTAGAGGTCCAGGGGATCCATGTCGAAGTATTCTTCCCAGCCTTCCTCCAGTAGAGTATTGATCCACTGAGCCCTGTTCCACTGATCAGCCTCTCCCATTCCAAGATTCCTGATCTCCGCAAAACTGGATCTCTTCTGGTACTCTCTGGGGGTGATCAGGCCTTCCTTCAAGTGGTCGAACAACATCTGGTTACGTAATGCCCTGGGCAAGGGCATCAGGGTTTCTGGGTCCACGCTCACTACACTCTGGTCGCCCAGCATGGTGCGGTCGATACGCTTGGCTAGGTCCGGCCTGCCTGCCATGGGGATCAACCTGGGCACCGAGTACAGGAACCGGGCGTACACGAGAACGAGGTCTGCCCAGTCTGTCATGGCATCGGCAGTTGCTCGAACCATCGGTCCAAACTGTCGCTCGAACATCTCTCTGGCACCCAGGACAGCGCGCCCAGAAATATCCTCGAAATTTGAGGCGTCCCCCGCCACTTTCCCCCTGGCTAGATCGGTCCATCCGGTCTTGTCCTCTAGTATGCCAATGGCAGTCTGGAAGAAGTTCCAGGTATCTGAACTTGCCTGGGGCATGTTCATGACTTCAGGCTTGGGACCCTGATATTCCGTGATGGAGCCGACGATGTTGTTCCAGGTTTCCTTAATGGTGGTGCCCTGCAGGGCCAGCAGTCTGGATCCAGAATGCGTTCGGGCGTGCTCGATGATCTTGGAGCCCAGGGCATTGATCACCAACTGGTCACCAATCCAGTCGGACATTTCGGGCCGGAGGTACATGCCCACATCCGGGCTCCCGTCCGTGATCCTGACCATGGGTATGCGGCCTTCTGGCAGTGGTCCATCCTTGATCAGGCGATCAGCGATTATCCTGATCCACTTGCCTCCCTTGCCTATGCCCTTGCTGTCGCCCGCAATATAAATCTTATATTCCCAGACCAGGTTTCCGGTGTTATGTCCGCCGCGATAAGAGCCGTGTTGGGGGAACGCAGGAATCCCACGTTGCACTCCCATAAGTGCTGCGTCGGATGCCAGGTCCAGCAAGTCCATATGCCGGGCACTGTCGTCGGACTCCAGTTCTTGCACTCCGGTCTCAAGTCGAGCTGATCTAATATCTCGGGGCCTCCTGATAATGAACCACTTGGCCTTCTGGCCAGGGCCATTGATGGATAATGCCTCTGGATCCACCCAGGTTTCATGAGCGTTGATGACCCTGGTACTGATCTTGCCGCCAGTGAACGTACCGGGCTTATCATTCTTACCCAGGGGTTCACCGGTACCTCCCAGGGGTATCTCCAGTCTGCCATCTGCACCTACCCGGTGCCCGGCAGCCTTATGCCCCTTGTACCGTTCGTCGGCCTTTCCGATCCTGAGAACTCGTTCTATTTGGGGACCAGCAGTTTTGTCGATGAACACTTCCAGCCAACTGATGCCATCCGTCTGGGCCTCGGCTGCCCCGGACTGCACGAGCCTCCACATCTTCTCGGTCTTGAAGACGTACTCAACTACACTCTGCTGGGCCTCAGCGGTCTCCCGTCCGGCAGTGCCGCCTCCCGCAATACTTTCATATCGCCATCCCGGCTGCTGCTCCCGTAGGAGCGAAAGTCTAAAGTCCAGTGCGGGCCCAACCATATTGAATACTGCCCGGATCCGATTGTTGCTCGAATCGCTCTCCCGCCACTTCCGATTGTCACGGGTGGAAATCCACTGCAGCCCCTGACGAAACAGCCGGTGCCTCGCGTAGTGTAGCTTGCGATCTGCAGCCTCCCCTCTCTGTTCACTGATTCGGTCTCCGGCCCAGGCCAGCCATGCACTACCCTTCTCCTGGGCGGTCATTTCCTTCCACTTGGGGTCCTTCAGGCCTGGAAACTCGGAGCCGTACATCCTGGCCATGTGTTCCTGGTTGCTCTTGGCCAGTTCATCTTCAGTGGTGGGATTCGTGCCGGTATGTGACCCTTTGCCGTGAGATCCATCAGGGTGTTGGGGCATTTAGAATCCCTCGGCTATTGGCTCGCCATCAGCTTCGGTGGCTACAGGCTCCACATCCCAGGCACGACCGGCTACATCATGGGGATCACCAAGCACCTCAAGTAGGGTACTATGAACCTTGTTCCAGTCCTTGTGATCCTCGAACAGTTGTAGGGCCTGAATTTCCAGGTCCTGTTTAGCCCAGGTCTCGGATTCCATATCAATTAGGTTCTGGATCAGGACCGGGATCAGGGGACCCTCAATATGTGGCCCCTGCTTTGGCTGCCCATGTGTGCCGTAGCCTATGACGGCCTGGGACAGGCGCCAGAATGCCAGGGCTACAGTGAGGAAGCCCAGGGCAACAAGTAGTAAGGCAAGTTCCAGCATCAGAATCCTTCTCCCAAGCCTAAACTACTTGAGCCAGAATGGGGCTGCAAGTTCTTCATGACCTCGGGGAAGTATTGGTCGATGTTGGGGTTCTGTGAGTCGGTCTCCGGGGGCGGGGCTCTGCCGGTACCCTCGTAGAACGCCATCATGGCATACCTCATGGTGTCCGCGGAATGGTCGTTCTGCTTGTCCTTGATGTCTTCGGTGCCAGGGCGCCTAACCAGATTGTATATCGTGTTGATAAGGTATAGGCCCCGGCCTTCCCATGCCTTGATCTGATGATTCTCCAGCAGTTGCCGGCAGAAGGCCCATCCGGCTTGCCGGTCATTGATGGCCTGTTCGAACCAGATGCCAGCCATCTGAAAGAGGTCCTGGATACTCTTGCCCCCGGCTGCACCTGATCTACTCTTGGTGCTGGGGTCAATGACGGAGAACCGGGCGGGGATGTTGACGCCCTCTCCCTGAAGGACCTCTTCTGCATGTTGCATCAAGTGCACGATTGTTGGAACAGCGGCCTCCGTTATTTCAATCTCGTAAATTAGCTCCAGGACTGGCTTCTCGACCATGTTGGGGTAGACGATCCACCACTGTACTACTGTTGGGTCCGTCCAACCGTAGTCCAGGGCCCTGATTACGTAATGATCCCGGCTCTTGACCTCGGGTGCCACCATTTCAATGGGGCAGTCGCCACGGGGAAACATCTGGCCCCGGAAGTAGTCCCACCTACCGTAGATCATGGCGTCCGCCAGACCTTTGCCCATCTGCTGCAGTCCTGCAATGTAGGCGTCCCGATCACCCACACTAGGGTTATCGAAGATGGTGGCCGGGATGAACTTCCTGGTAAACTCCAGCTCACGCACTGTACCATCCGGTGTCGTGACCGTGCTCTGGTACCGGTAGCTCAGGTAGGGAGTCTTGCCTGCAATGAACCTGTTGTAAACCCACTCGTGGCCTTCACCATCAGGGTTGGTACCGGAACGCATCTGGTAGGGCAGGCCAGAGGATAACTTGTTCCGGTTCCTGGACATCATGTAGGTGTACTGGCTCTGGAGGAAGGTGGTCAGTTCATCAAAGCCGATAAAATTGAACTCGAAGGTCTTCCACGCTTCAATATCCTTCTCCAGTTCACTCGCTCCCATCCAGATCTTTGCTCCGGTGGGGAACTCCCAACGCGATCGTGAAGCCACCCATTTAGCACCGGGGCAGATGAGATCATAGACAGAGCGGGTGCGGTCGATGATCTCCTGAAGGTCATCCTTCTCCCTACGAAATAGTATGGCCCGGTGGTACGGGGACCAGATCCACCTGAGGGGTGCGGCCCATAGAGCATCAGTCTTTCCTCCTGATACGGCGCCGCCCATTAGTACCTCCCGATCTATGGCAGATAGGAAAGCCGTCTGGGCGCCAGGGTTAGGTTGCCAGACTACTTTATTCAAACTTGCATTCTCCCTTGTGGCCCTCCACTAAAATGCACATGGGGCCCTGAATATGATTCCTGACTGTCTGCTGTCGGAGTACGTGTACTTGTCTCCTGGTCTCCGTGATCTCGTGCATGAGTTCCAGGACACTAGTCTCCAATCCCCTGATCCTCTTGTCCTGCTCCAGGCTGGGGATGTTGGTCTGTTTGAAGGGCTCGAAGTGCCCATCTGATCTCACTTGGCCGTCGTCATGTTCCATTATCAATAAGCTCCATTAGCTCGTCCCGCTTGGCAGCCTCATTGTAGGCCATGAGGAAGTGCCGGTCTTCGCGGACAAACCTGTGAGGGATTCCATTGTAGCACAGCTTTAGGAATTGGGCCTCGGCAACATACCTTCCGGGACTGACCGTTGGCGGGCCCAGGCCTGGGAAATGCTTGGGGGGCCCTCCTACTTGTACGGCCATGTCATTCCTCTAGGTTGGCGGGCACAATTACACTGGGTCCTTCCCCAGAATCCTCTACTGGAAGGATCAGTATATGCACCTTCTCGTCCTTGTCTTCTGCCTCGGCCCCGATCCGGCCCTCGGCCCGGCCAATCACTTCCTTGAGGGCAGACACTTGGCCGGTCTCTGATTCTAGTATCCCGGCAGCGATCTTGGACAGGACTCTCTTGCTTAGACGGGCCAGCTCGGTCCAGTTGGGATCATGTTCTGAGGCCAGGAGATTTGCCAGGGCCAGTTGATCCTCGTCTACGGTGATGGGCTCATGGATGCCATCGCCTACGTCAGCCTCTCGGGACAAATCCACAAGTGCCTTAGACAAAGCTTCGTTCACGGCCTTGGACTGTCGCTGGGGGGTCCGCTCAAAGCCTACCTCTCGGGCGATCCTGCCGAAGTCTATGTCGCTACCGTTGGAGGCCAGGAATTTCTCGGCCAGTTCCTGGTACCTATCCATCTTTCTTCTCCAGTGGGTAACCCATGGGATCTTCCAGTCGGGGATCATGCCAGAGTTCGGCTGGCAGATTATCGCTGGCCCCATGCCACTCCAATATATCCAGTAAGGTGACCAGGAGGTCCGCACAAATTGTACAGATTTTTCGCTGCCTGCTCTTTCCATGACTCATGGGATGCTTGAGCATGAACCGGCCGTAGCTGTGCAGGGGCCTCTTGCAGATACCGCAGGCAGTTAAGGCCCCCTTCTCTCTTGCTATCCTGCTGGCCACCCGGCGCCAGGCTGCAAGAGTGAACCTATTGGGCACTTCGTCCCGGTGGTAGGACCAGGGTGGTTTCCTAGCCACGGCCCACGTTCTCCCGTCTGCGGTTTGACTCATTCTGCCTGCGGTTCTGCCATTGGGGAGCCCTTCTGTCGTAGTCGTTCCGGGTTCTCCTATCCCTATGGGCTTCCTGGTCCTGTATGAAAATGATTTTACTCATGGTCAGGAGGTCTTCAAGCTGAGGGCTTGCAATTCCACCCAGGCTTCTTATCTCCGTGATCCCAGAGTGTGAGCGGATCAAGACCTGGGGCACGCCCTGCTCGTTTGACAACAATTCGATCCGCTCGCCCGCCCCCAGACTGATACCGTCTAAGATATGTGGCCCAATCGAGAACGGCTGGGAGGTCTGTTGCCCCTCGGGACCATGTTGCGATTCTGTCTTCATCATCATCCTCTCTTAGTTTACCTGTGTGGTGAATCATGATCAGGGTGAGATCATACTGGTTGGTCCAGTTTCTGAAGTCGTTAAAGATCCTGGACATTTCATCGTTGCTGGATTCTGCTGCTCCATGAACCCTGCGTATGGGGTCTATGACCATGGTGTCGTACTGGCCATCACGGATCTGTTTATGGAGCCAGTTTCTCTGGGGCTGCTGGTCTAGTCTCATGCCTGCAGCGTCGATGAAGGTCATGTTCTCGGCCCAGGGGATGGCATCGTAGTCCAGTTCCAGAATGCCTGAGTACAGGCGCATTCGATCCACTAGGTCGTTCTGGGATTCTTCTCCCAGGAGGTATAGGACGTTGCCTGGGCTTTTCGTTTCGATACCCTGCCAGAGTTGGTGACCAGCAATGGCGTGCAGGAGGATCCAGCCTAGTGCCCTAGACTTACCGGATTTTTCAGGGCCAAACATCACATTAATCTTGCCCTTCATGATCAGGCCTTCCGCGATCCATTCTCTATTGGCCTCGGGCATATCTTTGTCCATGGGTATCAGGGGGAAAAGTTTAGTTATTCTGTCCGCTGTACTGGACTCAGCCATTGTGGGCGTGCTGTAAGGCAGCTCTAGTCCAGGTAAACCAATCGTTGTCGATCTTTTCCTTGTCGCTCATGGAGGCCACCCACCAGTTGGGCCCATGACTGGGCTCTGCTGGAAAGGGCATGTCCCAATGCGTTAGGCTCATGCCCTCCAGGATTACCTTGTCTGCCTCCATGATTCGGTCCAGGGGTTCTTCAAATAATCCGGCATCATGTACATGAGCTACGGGATGGAGCCAGTCCCCGTGGTTCTCGTACATGTGGATCAGTCCTAGTCCCAGAATTCGGGCAGCCATGTTTTGGGGAGTGGTGGCCAGGGCTTCCTTAATGATCTTGGGCCTAACAGTCCCCTTATCCCTACCTTTGGTGACCATGATGTACTGGAGCCACCTTCTTCTCCAGCCCGTGGGGCTAGTGTTGCTTCTAGACGATCTAAGTTCTCGTACAACCTCTTCTCGATAGCGACTAAGGCCGGTGAACGTGGAGAAGAACGCTGCAAGTACCGTCTTGGCTTCCATGACGTTGATACCGAGAATTGAAGCAAGATGCTCGGCTTCAATCCCATACATGGCAGCATAAGTAACCCGCTTGGACCCATCCCGAGAGACTTTAATGCCGCAGCTTCCCTCGATAAGGCGGGCCACTTCCATGTGACTATCTTTTGTGGGGTCCTGGAAGATCTCGATGAGCTTTTTGTCCTTGCAACGTACCGCCACGCATCGAGCTTCAATCTGGGCGTAGTCGGGATAGTTGAACGCGTACTCGTCGGTCGGGATGATAAACCGCCTCGCCCTCTTGGATATGTTCTGTGCATTCCTGCCGGGATCGTGTAAGCTGGCACGGCTGGCCACCCTTTGTGTTGGTGTGTACCAGAGATCGTACATGGGATGGATGCGGCCCACTTCATTGGGCTCCATTTCCTGTACTGTCTCCAGTTGAGTAACTAGTTGGTTACGCTCGACGTAAAGACTCAGGATTACACTTGCTGTGTACCTGGGATGGTCGGTGGCCCTGTTAGCTACATCGTAGACGCCACCGGATTCCACCAATGGGATTAGCTGGTGGATGTTAATAGTCTCTTTGCCCTTGGTCCGTCGGGCAGGAATCTTTAGGACCCGGTACAATAAATCCTTGATCTGATCATGGCTGTCGAAGTTTATGGGCTGCCACTCTTCCCAGGCACCATCACCATCACATTTTTCGCAGCTAGATAATAGTTCGGCCTCGTAGTGTTTCTTGAGGGGCTTGTACATGTCCCGCATCTTGTCCCGCTTCATGTCGGGATATTTGCTGGCTACCACATGCCAGTAGTGATTTCCTGGTGGCTCTCCGTACTGGCCCTTCTCATTGGTAAACAGGTCCTTGAGGTCCATCAGTGATGGGGCAGTTTCGAATCCAGCGCAGGACCAGCACTGATCTTTCTTCTTGGAAGCATTTCTACAACACTTGCACCTAATAATCTTCTTAAATAAATGAGGCTTCTTCAGTGAGCCCTTGTCGTAGGCCTCTCGGATGTGGGGAGCGCACATTTCTTCAAGGGCCCAAGCATGAGCAGTTGTCTCCTGGGTCAGGACCTCTACTTCATGCTGTCTGGCAGGCTCGTCAATTCTTAGGCCCCGGTTTTGCATGGCCATGGTAACGGCGAACAGTTTATGGTCGTGGTTGATCAGTTCCAGGCCCTTGGGCATGGCCATCAAGCCATCTATCTGAGGCCAGTACGCATCGTAGGCAACTACGGCATCTACGCCGCAATAATGATGCTGGTCAATGGACTCTAGCCACTTGTGGAAGGGCCAGGGGGTGTATCTAGTTGCGATATGAGGGCTGAGGCTTTTCCCAACCTGCTGTTCTCCGGCAACTTTCTCTCTATCCCCGTTCGGGTCCATTCCAGAGGGTTCAAGGATATGGGCCCCAGCAATAGTATCGAACCAGGGGGGACTGACCGGGATACCGAATACCTTAAGGAACTGTCTCCAGTCGTGGGCCATATTGTGGGCCAGCTTGAGGACGACTGGACTGGACATGAGCCGGGTAAGGGCAGGCCTGTAAACTTCATTGAATGTAAAGACATGGACTTCATCCTCGCTGACCAGTGATACAATGGCCGGGTTCATTTCGGTGTCGATGGAGACCAAGTGCTCATGGGCAATGATGGTATCGTCCACGAACCTGTCGATCTGATCGGGCCGGTTAACGAACCACTCCCGGTAGTGAGGCTTCTTCCAGGTGCCGTTGGCATATTCATTGGCCCTACGGAAGTCGTTGATGGCCCAGTAGTGCCAGGGGAACTGTCTACTGACTGCCGCGGGATGGAAAGTTGGGATCAGGGCTACATGATCCGGCACTTCAATGACTGGATCCCGATGGAGTAAGGGCCAGTATTCATTGTAGTGGTCCCCGATCAGTTCATTGGCCGGGGGGAATAGGGAGCCACGCCACTTGGTGATTTGCTGGAGGTCCATGAGCCAGTCCATGGGATTATTACCCATGGGCACGATGACCTTCAGATTAGGGAGACACTGAATCTCTTGCCGGAGAAGGGCTTGACCCCACTCGACGTCGCTCGGATGATGGCGTCCAAAGTCGGTGCCGCCTGGGGCAATGGCCGGGATGCAATTACAGATTCTAATATCCGGCCTGTTGATCCCCGCCGGGGTGAGGCAGAGATTAAAAATACGTCCAGCCTGTCCTGTAAAAGGTTCTTGGTCCCGGATCTCATTTCCCGCAGGGCTCTCTCCAATGGCGAGTATCTCGGCCGTAAGCGGGCCCGTGCTAGGGCATGTACTCTGCCCAGAGGGCGATTGCCGGGGAATATCTGGCGCACTTGGCATGGCTTGGGGTCCATAGTTGAGGTGTCCTACTGTAGACGGAACGTTCCACTTGGCAGGTGTGCCTTAGCCTCTGCGATTCTACTGTAGAGGTTCCAGTCGAAGTATTGGTAAATCTGGTAGCCGTTGAAAAGAACAAGTCTGGTCTGCCGGCCCATGGGGAGAAAGTCTTCCCTGACCATCCTGCTATCTGGTAGTTGATCCCATTCCATTATGCACCTCCTGCAAAAGAGGGCCCAGGATTCGAACCTGGGACAAGCACACAGACTATCGCCAAATACTCGTGCCTTGCCGCCCGTCCCCCACCTCGAAGGGACACCCTCGGACCCTGGGGGCCTACTTCTTGGACGGTACTCCTGCCGGTGTATCCTTGGCCTTGGTCTTCACCGGGGGCCGCTTGGCCTTCTGCAGGGCAGCGATCATGGCCTCGTTGAGGGGCCACACCTTCTTGCCGTCGGTAGCCACGGCCACGATGGTACCGGGAATCGCGGTGGCGTTCTCCACCTGCACGTCGGCGCCGTTGGCGATTGGGGTGATGTAGACCAGGGCCGCTTGGCGGTGGGCCTGTCCAGTTTTCAGGAGTTCTGCTGCATCATCTTGGGTGTAGACTGTTCTCATGGTCTTATGCTCTTCTTAAGTGAATGAAAAGATGGGCAGGGGTTTCCCCCCGCCCACCGATCTTAGAAACTTCCCGCTTCCTTCTGGCCAATGGCCTTGTACCGTCCCACCTGGGGGAAGCCAGTCTTGCTCTCACTGACGTAACCCTGGACGCGCTTGCCTTCCAGTGATGGCAGGCTGGCCTTGTACTGACCGGTCAGGGCGAAGACCAGACGCTTCAACTGGCCCCGGCCCATCTGGACCAGATCATGCTCGGAGTCCCCGGTGTAGGTCAGGAATCCTGAGTCTCGGACCCGGCCATTGGGCAGGGCATCGCCCTTGGTCTCGGCCTCAAAGATGATCTCCCACCGCTGGCCGTTCTCGGAGTCTACAACTCGGGACTCGACCACCAATAGGGTGTCCGTGAAAGCCTGTAGGCCATCACCTTCCAGATCCAGTTCGGCATCCGGGTCAATCGTTGTTGCTTCGGCCTCTTTGGCCATAGTTCTTACTCCTGGTAAGGGTAAGGTCTCAGGTCGGGTTAGGTAGATTTGCCTGTGGCCTTGGGGTTGGCTGCGTATCGTACATCAATGGCCTCTTGTATCGCAGCCTCTACAACGGGCCAGTGATTCTTAATCTTATCCTCGCCGGTGTTCTCCAGGAGAGGGCCACTTAGGGAGCCGTATCTTGAGCGGGCTTTTCTGCTCAGGTCGGTGTCCCACAAGAGATAGTAGCCTTCGTCTGATCTTCCGGCGTGAAAGTTCACGTCGAATAGAGCGGGAAATTGTTCGCGGAAGACGCCAGTGAAAATGGGCATGTGCTGATCTTTTGCGACTCCCGTACTGCTCTCCGAAAATGTCTTGCTTGCTTCTCGGATCTGCACATGGGCTGCCGATAGCCAGTCCAGGCCCATGCCCTTGAGCTTCCGGCATTGAGTGGCCACTTCCCGCATCTTGATTGCGTAGCCACCGTAGAACTCTGCGCCTTGTTCTCCGCGTGCTTTCGGAGGGATTTTTAAGCCCATACTGAACAGGAGGGCATTGAAGGATAAGGACCCTAAGCCGCTGAATGTATCGGTGGCGAGCATCTTCCATCTGAGGTTCTTCCTCCCGTTCTTCTTGTCTTCCCGGATGATGGTGGCAATGGTGGCCAGGAATCTTAGACCCTGCTTATGGCCCTCGGCAACTCCATCGTGTTCAGGTAGGGAGGGCATGTAATCTTCGTCATCGACCGGGCAGAAAATGTAGTCGGCATTCTTGTCCAGGGTCACCGTGCCATCGTCATTAAAAATTGGAATATCGGCTCGATCGTATAAGGATCGGTAACTCTCCATCTCGTCGGCGCCCGGTGCCATTAGGACCACGCCGGAGCCGTGATGTTCTAGGGCCTCCCGGATCAAGTGACTTTTTCCTGCACCACTTGGGCCCATGATGTTTATGGATTTTCCAGGAGGATTAATCATTGATCAATACCTGATTGATCAATACCTGTACACATTCCAGGTGACCGCGGGGAGTGGTATGGCACCGATAGCCTACCCGTAGGGGCGGTGGTTCCGTTGGGCTTGAACAGCCGATTACAAGTAGGAGTAGAAGGAGCTTTTTCATTGGCTGAGTAGTAGTCCAAGGGAGAAGATTAGGAAGATGGAAAGGGTCAGGATCATGATGTGTTTGGTGGTCATGATATTCTCTGACCTATGTGCTCGAAGCGCTCCAGGAGTAAGGGCAGGCGATCACTTGGATCGGAGTTGCAAACATCCAGGTAGGCGCAAGGAAAGTAGTAGCTGTGACAGTCCATGTAGTTGAAGCTTGACTGAGTGGCTGCCAGTTCCAGTGAGTGGGCGTAAACTTTCTGGACATCCTCGTCCTGGCTAAAGTCTGGAGGGGTTTCAGCAAAAGATTCATCGGCTGTCTGGATGATTCCTAGAATGGCAGCTTCATCCATCTGGGCAGCCTGAATTGCCAAGTTAATGGCCTCGTCCAGGATTCCTGGAGTCCACATGAGGGACGGCCAGACGTACTTCATTCTGATGCCGTCCTTCTTCTGGATCCCCTCTACTATACTGTGGACCTTTACGGGCTCACCCTGCTCTCGCTCCAGTCTGGTCAGGGCCAAGATATTGTACAGCCGTTGTTGAATGCTCCTGTTCATGCTCTGATCCCAGAGATCGGACAGTTTGCTGGCCGATTTCAGGTCGATGATGGCGTACTCGGTGGGGTCTTTTACACTCTGGAGCAAGCGGTCGGTCTGGTAGCTCAGGGCGAAGACATTGGAGTGGCTGGAGAGGTATTCGATCTCGGCCAAGTACCGCTGCTCCAGGTTTACCAGGGTCCACTCGCCGGGAAGTTCTCCCTGCAAGCGGGCATTACTACAGTAGTGCTGGACTATGGTGGCCATGAGATCCTTGGTATGGTAGGATCCCTCGGGCACACTCCACTTTTCGGTGGCTGCTTCCACGGCCATAGCGATGGCGGGAAGGTGATCCAGGCCCTGTATTTGGGTCTGCTGCCACCAAGTTTCGGCTCCCCGGTGCAGATGGGTGCCGAAGGTGGCTGATGGAGATTGGAAGCTGTGGTGCCGGAAAATGTCCCCTAAAATATGTCGCCTGTGGCACCGGTGGGTAAGCTCCACTTCACTGGGGCTCAGGAGGACAGGGAGCCTCAACCTTTTTAATTCGCTAGGGAGCTCCTGAATTTCGGGAACTTTGGCTGAAGGGTTGATGCCAGCAAAGTCCTCGGAGCTGGGGCCGGGTTCTAAAGTTAGAGGGCCCTTCTTGATGGGCTTCCTTTTGGGGGGTACTTTTTTGGTGGTTTTGGGGGTGCGTTTTTTCCCGGCCATCTGGGGGTGTAGCCTTATTTGAGGTGAGGTGCTGGATAAGTAATCTAGCGGGTCCGGGCTGATTCCGCAATAGTTTGTGCGCCTGCTGTTAAGCTGGCATCTGCGCCCGCCCGCGCACAAGTATTTCCCGGCACTTGTGATTTTCTGAAAGGTTTCACGTTGCTTGGGGGGCGGCGCTGCCCAGGCAGGTGCGCCGTAGACCGTCTGCAGTTAACATGGGCGCAGGTGCGCCATAGACGGCCAGCGGGAAAAAAAAAATTTGAAACCACTAATTAAGGACCTTCCTCCTTTCCTATAGTGGTGCCAAACCAGTTTCCTTGCGAATCAAGTAGCACATGAACTCCACATCTGGGACAGTTGCCTGAAGATTGGAAGCCGTCACTGGAAACTGTTTTGGGCTTTATGTGCCAGCCCATTGTTCCGCAGAACCACTTTTTCTTCCATTCTCTGGGCATGAAGCTGGTGTCTTTCATTACTGGTGCAGCCTTCCGGTTAGGGTTTTATACTTACCGGCGTTTTCAATCGCTTCACATAAGATTGCTTCCTCGGCTACATCGTTATCAATGATGAAGCGATCTAGATGGGTTAGGACTGCTTCTCTGAGGAGCATGTAGGAGCCGTGCCAGTGTTCTACGTCGTATCCATCTATTTTTTTACTCA